GCATAGAGTTAGACCTATAACAAAAGGAATAAGATATTCACTTGTCGCGTGGCATCTTGGATATCCATTTAAATAAATGATTAAAGAATACCTTAATATTTTAAATAAAAAAGAAAAAGATTTTTTAAAAAAAGCAGTAGTAAATAATGGAGCTTTTCCATTTTATTTAAACACATCAGATGTTGATAATAATTTTAAATTTGATAATCCAAAATTAAATTATTTTCCTTTCTTTACTCATACAGTTTTATTAAGACCAGAACAGTCTGATAACGCAAATAAAAAATTAAGAATACATTCTAATACATACGATTTTTTTACAGATTTATTTTGTAAATTAAGTAAAAGATGTAAATTTAAATATGAAGAGATTTTTAGAATTAGTATTAATTTAACTTTTAATAATGGAAAAGAAAAAAGTCATGTTCATGTAGATCATTACTTTCCTCACAAACAACTTATATTGTATCTTCATTCAGATGACAAGGATGCTTGTACTTGCATTATTAATAAGAAAAATAAAAAAATAAAAAAAATTAAACCTAGTCCTAATAAAGCTGTTGTGTTTCATGGTGTATTAGACCATTATCAAATAGTGCCAAAAAAAGGATATAGAGTTGTTTTAATCTATACATTTAAATAATATGTCTTTTAAAAAAAATAAATACAAAGTTATAAGACAAGGGATTTCAAGAGACTTAGCTATATTTCTGGCTAATTATTTTAGAATGAAAAAACAAGTTATGGATACTTGTGTAAAAACTAGATACATTTCTCCGTTTGAAGATTTGTTAGGAGAGTATGAAAAAAACACTCAACAAGTTCCAGATACTTATGCATCTTATGGGGACATTGCAATGGAAACTTTAATGCTTAAAGTTAAACCTAAAATGGAAAAAGTAACAGGATTAAAATTATATCCTGTTTATTCTTACGGAAGAATATATAAAAAAGGGGATGAATTAACTAGACACAAAGATAGATTTAGTTGTGAAATATCTGTTACAATGAATCTTGGAGGAGATGATTGGCCTATTTATGTAAGTCCAAAAGAGAATGTTGGACTGCCTTTTTCAAAACCAGGAATTACTAATTATAGCAAAGCTAAGGGTGTTAAAATTGATTTGAAGCCAGGTGATATGTTAATTTATAAAGGCTGTGTATTAGAACACTGGAGAGAAAAATTTAAAGGCGATGAATACATACAAGTTTTTTTACATTGTAATAATGTAAAAACTAAGGGCGCAAAGAAAAATATATTTGACGGCCGACCACATTTGGGACTTCCATCTTGGTTTAAACAATGATATAATTCTTAGATGGAGGCAGTAATCCACCATACCTACTGTCTCCTTCTAAGGATTATATGCTACAAAAATTAGGTTTTTTACCCGGATTCAACAAACAGGTTACATCAACAGGTGCCGAGTCTCAATGGACAGGAGGAGAAAATGTTCGTTTTAGATATGGTACACCTGAAAAAATAGGTGGCTGGTCTCAATTAGGAGATAGTAAATTAACCGGTGCAGCTAGAGGTTTGCATCACATGGTTAATAAAGAAGGCATTAAATACGCAGCTATAGGAACTAATAGAATTTTATACGTATATTCTGGAGGAGTTTACTATGACATACATCCTTTAGTTAATCCATCAGGAACAGCAGCTACTAATTTTTTTAGCACAACTAATGGACAATCAACTGTTACTTTAACTTTTCCTTCGGCACACAATTTTAAAGTAGGCGACATTATATTATTTGGTGAGGCGTCTACATTTACTGCTATTACAGGTTCTAATTTTTCTTCTACAACTTTTTGTGATAAAAAATTTATGGTTACCGCTGTGCCAACAACTGTAACTTTAGAAATAAATGCTGGTGCTACTGAAACAGGAGGAGGAGCAACTACATCTGGAGGTATAACTTATTTTCAATACTATCACGTAGGACCTGCTGAACAGGTTGGAGTCTTTGGTTATGGAATATCTCAATGGGGTGGTACCGTTACAAATCCACAAACAACAACTTTAAATGGAGCATTAAATGCTGACTCTGCTGGAACTGGTGGTTCGGGAACTACAATTAATGTAGCTAGCACAACTGGATTTCCAAGCACAGGAACAAATTTTATACAAGTGGACAATGAAGAAATATCTTACACAGGAATTACATCTACAAGTTTTACTGGAATTACTAGAAATGTTAGGGGAACAACTAACGCTTCCCACAGTGATGGAGCAACAGTAACTAATTTTAGTAGTTATTCAGCATGGGGCCAAGCAGCATCGACCACGGATAAAGTAGCAGAACCTGGAATGTGGGCTTTAGATAATTTAGGTAGCACACTAATTGCATTAATATTTAATGGAGAATGTTTTGAATGGGATGCAGACTTAGCTAATGCAACTGCAACTCGTGCAACTATTATATCAGGTGCACCAACAGCGTCACGTGATATGTTGGTATCTACACCAGATCGTCACTTAATTTTTTTTGGTACAGAAACAACTATTGGAGATAAGACAACACAGGACGACATGTTCATAAGATTTTCATCTCAAGAAAATATTAATGATTATACACCAACAGCAACCAACAGTGCTGGTACACAAAGATTGGCCGACGGATCACGGATCATGGGAGCTGAACTTGGTAGAAATGCAATTTATGTTTGGTCGGATACAGCTTTATTTACCATGCGTTTTGTTGGAACTCCGTTTACATTTGCATTTGAACAAGTGGGCACTAACTGTGGATTAATAGGTATGAATGCAGCAGTCGAAGTTGACGGTGCTGCGTACTGGATGTCAGAGAATGGTTTCTTTAGATATACTGGTAAACTAGAATCTATGGACTGTTTAGTAGAAGACTATGTTTATGATAGTTTAAATACAACATCTAATCAAATGGTATATGCAGGAGTTAATAACTTATTTGGTGAAATTACTTGGTTTTATCCTGAAGCTAACTCTAATGTAAACACTCAATCAGTTACATATAGTTATTTAGATTCTACTGCTAAACGACCAATATGGTTTGTTAATGCTAGTAGTTTATTTATAAGAACTACTTGGCAAGATTCTGCAGTATTTGGATTACCACATGCAACTCAATACGATGCAGGAACAGATACTTCTTTTGATGTAACTGGAAACACTGAAGGAATTTCATATTACTATGAACATGAAACAGGAGTTAATCAAGTAAGACTAGGAGTTACAGCAGCTATTCCAGCTAGTATTACTTCTGGTGATTATGATATTACACAAAAAGTAATTAGAGGAGCAGCTACTAATTTAGGTGATCTTAGAGGTGATGGTGAAAACATTATGAGAGTTAGTAGAATTATACCTGACTTTATTAGTCAACAAGGAAATGCTATTATACAATTAGATTTAAGAAACTATCCTAATAATACATCAGCTAGTTCATCATTAGGACCTTTTACTGTTACATCCAGCACAAGCAAAGTAGATACACGTGCAAGAGCTAGAGCTATAGCTCTTACAATATCTAATACTGCTGTAGATACTAGTTGGAAGTTAGGAACTTTTAGATTAGATATACAAACTGGAGGAAGAAGATAGTGGCTATTACAAATTTACAACAAGCTAGACAGATGTATGCTCTTGGTCAAAGAGTTGGTGGTATTATGGGAAGTAATGGTGGATCTATGTTAGTTACTCCAACAAGAGATGGTAGTCGACCAGGATATTCAGACACCGGACCTGGAGGTAATCCAGGCGATGTAGGTGCAGGTCATACGGGAGATTCTATTGGTGGAGGTGGAAATGGCTATGGAAGACCAAACATGGCAGAAATAACAGGTCCTGCTATAACACCAGACATGTCACATTTTGGAGACACAGGAGATATAGTACAAGCAGATTTTACACCATACAATCAAAGACCAGATACTATTACAAGTTTTAGAGATAACTATAATGCTCAAAGAAAAGCCATGGGTTTATTAAATTTACTTCCAGGTGCGCAAGTTTATAATTTAGGTAAAACATTATCTCAAACTCAAAAAGCTAAAAACCTATTAGGTTTTGAACCAACTGTAGGACCAGATTTTACTGAAGATGGTGGTAGTGATGGTATTATAGATTTATATACACCAAACATGTTAAATATTTCAGATGAAGTTGTTGCAGATAAAATAGATAATGAAGAAATAACACCTTTTGAAAACAGATTTGAATTATCTGCTGATGCTACATTAGCAAAAGGAATTGAACGTTTAATTCAAGATAAAGCAATAGCTGAAATGATAAGCAGGTTATATACATAATGGCAAAGATAGTACAAACTTTAACTAGAGCAAGTGCAGAATATGAAGAAGACGTAGCACAGTCTTTAGTTAGAGATTTAGATGCAGTTCTTGAAAAATTAAACACAACGTTTCAAGAAGAATTAAAACAGGAGATAGAAGCTAGAAGTTTCTTTTTAGATTAATGGCAGTAGTAAACCAATATAAATTTGTAGGTATAGATAACAGTACAAGTGGTAGTGCACTAACACCTTTTGGTTCAGGAAATCCTTTAGTTAATGAAACATATTTAATTAAGTCTATATTAGTTACATCTGCTGGTACACCCACTGTAACTATTTTAAATAACAGTATTACAACAATTAAATCAGCTGCTTTAACAGCTGATACAACAACAGAATTATTAACCCAACCGCTAATAGTAGAAGGTGGAAAAACCTTTACAGTACAATCAAGCACAACGGACTCATTTGATGTAGCTATTAGCTATTTAAATATTAAGAAAGAGGTAACAACATAATGAGTGAAATAAAAATGCTAACACCAAAAGAAATTATAACAACCATATCAAACAAAAAAACAGGAGAAGTTTATAAGGACGAAGAAGCCTTAAAAGCTGCAAATATACCAGAAGAGGACGTGCGGAGAGATGTAAAAGTTATTATGCCGGCTCTTGATTTGTTTGCAAAAACCAAGTAGGATGACAAACTCTATAAAATAAGGCAATTATGGCAATAACAGATATACAAATTTCAGAAGAATTACAGACTAACGCACCATCTATTAAGTATAGAGGAAACGAAGGTCCTAAGTCTCCACAAGAAATGGAAATGATGATGATGTCTGGTGGTCAACCATTACCAGAAGATCCAACTAAACCAGTTAATCCTTTTGCACCTAAGCCTACAGGACCAACTTTACCTAACAAAATGGCTTTTGACGATACATCTGGTTTTGAATTAGAGGAATTAAGATTATTAATAGATGAATTTGAAGCTGATAATGGTCGACCTCCAAGAAGCATTGATGATTTAAGAAGATATTTTTATATTAAATATGGAAGTAATCGAATATCAGAGATGGAAGAAATGATATCTGACAGACAAATGGCAGCGTATGGTGGTATCATGGGTATGGATGGTAGACGTCAATATGGTTTAGGAAGTAAATTAAAAAGAGCGGTTAGAAAAATTATACCGAATGAAGTATCAAACATAGCAGTTAAAGCTGCACCATTCGTTGCACCATTCAATGCACCATTAGCAGCAGCAATGTCGGGATTAGGATCTTTCGATCAAACAGGTAGAATAGGTTCATCACTTAGAAGAGGATTAGGAACATATGCTCAAGGTAGAATAATGAGTGGTATATTAGGCGGAGGTTATCAAGGCGGTAAAACTTTAAATCCTTTTAGTGGAGATTTTTATACACAGTTTACTAAACCTTATGGAACACAATCAGGACTTGGACAAATGTTTAAAGACGGTAAATTTAAGAATCCTTTTGCAAAAGATACATCAACTTTTGTAAAGAAACCATCAACTCTTGTAGATAAAGAAGAAATTACAAGTGAATTAATGGATGTTGATCCTTTCTTTGAGCCAGGAGTAGATAGAACTGCTTCATTAATAGAAACAGGTAAACCAGAAAGTCAAAAATTTTTAGATAAACTTACAGGTTTTATTCCTGAAAACAAATTTGCTCGAGCAGCTTTAGCTGGTGGTATATTGTATGGAGGATCAAAATTATTAAGTAGTCCACAAGAAGATATATCTGCAATCATGGACCGTGGTGAAGACTTAGATATAGAAGACATTAGAACAGAGGTTTTGGAAGCTTACAAAGATCCATCAGGTGAAAAATTAAAAGCTTTAGCAATTAAATATCCTTTTTTACAGCAAGATAAAGATGTTGTTAAAGTGGCTCAAGGCGGAAGAATAGGGTTTGATGACGGTGGTACGATGATGGCTTCAGCACCAAGTCTAGAAGATTCACGAAATGAAATGTCGTTAATGTTATTTGGAAAACCTTTACATGAACTTACTGACGAAGAATTAGAAATATTAAATGAATCATCAAAAAGAAAACCAAAATTAAGAGTCATGGCTCAAGAAGGAGGGCTCATGGACCTTGGTGGTATGGAAAAAGATTACAGGGCTGAAGGTGGGTTTGTGCCTATAGGAAGAGAAGAAAAAGCGGACGATGTGCCTGCAAGATTAAGTGTAAATGAG